CGTCGAAGATGTCTATAGGATATCCGGCTGCAAACTGAAGAGCCTTGTACTGAGCATAGGCACTCCTTGATGTCATAACTACAACATCTCTGAGCTCGCCCTTAAGCTGTCCGATAGCGTTGATTATGTCTGTGTTAGCTATAGCTCCTTGTATCAATGCTGAATGAGGAATACCAGTAACAGAAGCATCGGTGCTCGAACTGATCTCTCCGAGCAATTCCTTTATGATTGCTGAAATTATTCTGTCTGTGATTTCTGCATAGATGTACTGAAGGAAAGCTTCTCCGGTGAGGCTCATTGCTTCATCTGATACCTTTACATATTTCTTGAAATAAGCTGGCTGGAGATTTACGATACCAATCTGAAGATTTTCTTCTGAGATAGGATCTGTTCCTTCTGTATGTTTTACAGCTAAAGGAGCATTTTTCTCATACTGAATCTTATAGTTGCCTCTGAGATATGTCTTTGGCACTCTCCTCCAAATCTCGTTGGACTCCCATGCTTCCTTGACGAAGTTAGCAACAACATCAGGAACAGCAATTGTTCCGGTCGCAACATTCTCTGTGAGAAGGCTTCTTACTATTTTGTCATCCTGATTCTTTATTGCTTCAGCATAAGCATTGATATACTCAGGAGAGTTTCTTGTGATTACATTTTCCATTGTGTGTGTCCTTTCAACATTTTCTGTGATTGTTTCTCCCTGATCTTCGATGACAGCCTTAACATCAGCTTTCTTCTGTGCGATCAGAGATGCTTTTCTCTCTATGAGAGCATTGGTTTCTGTCTCGAGTGCTTCGATGTCAGCTCCTTCTCCGTTGAGCTCCTCGGAGATGGCATTCATTCGAGCAATAACATCCTCGAGATTCATGTCTTTGATTTCCATAATTCACCTCATAAATTGAGCTTTAGTTTGAGAGCAAGAGCTCTCTTTCTATCTTCAAATGCTTTCTGTTCTGCCTGAGATTTCTCCAAATCCTCGAGTGCTTTCTCCAAAGCCTCTCGATCGGCCGACCTTTGAGCAATTGATGTCTCTTTGTATGCTGGATCTGTGACAGCACTAATCTCATACAAGCGAGGAATCCTCGTGATGTGTCTCGTTGGCTTGCCGGTGCCAAGACCTTCCCAGTAATACTCGACAGATGCCACGAAGCTCATTCCATCGATGTCTCCTCTTTCGAGTGCTGAATCAAGAGCCTGAGCATCCTGATTTCGAGCCACATCGATGAAGGCCTCGAAGCCTAATCCATCATTGTCTGTTGAGAGTGTCATTGTGCTGTTTCCGTTGTTCCTTCTTGACCTTGCAAGAGGAATCATCTTGTCGTTGTGGTTCACGAGCAGAGGAACATCTCTCATGTCTGTCTCATCGAGAGCTCCTTGTTCTATGACCTCAAAAAAATCGCCTATGTCAGCCACAGCTCCATAGACGATTGGTCTTCCTGATATTTTCTTCTGTCCGTCTTCTGTGCTGTCTCTCTGTATGTCAAACGACAGCATTCTCTGAATCTTTTCCATCTTCTGCCTCCGTTTCCGTTTGTGCTTCTGCCAATTCGGTCAGCTTTTGGTCTGTTGTGAAATACTCGCCTCTGATGAATGTCACATCTCCGTCATCTCTCGGAGCGAAGTTGAGAAGCTCCCTGATCTCGTTGACCGAGAGGATGCCTCTGTCTCCGAAGTCTCTCGCCATCTGTATCTTCTGCGATGTGCTCATATACTGAAGACGATTTGCGACAAGATAGACATCATTTCCATATGACCTCTCGTTGTAGCTGAATATGAGATTTCGCAGCACCTCTCCCATCTGTATGGCGAATGGTTCAATCAGGCCATTGAAAAAGGCATCCATCACTTCGGAAGATGCCTTGTTCTGAATCATATCTGTGTTGACTCCATAGAAGTCATAGACATTGTCTTTGATGAGTTGCATCTGTGCTGTGTCTATGCTGTATGGCTTATTTTCAATTTGGTGGATGTTGTCATAATCTCGAGGAAATAACAGCATTCCTGAGTTGTCAGCCTTGGAAGAGAGGTTCTTTTCTGTGAATCTCTTTCTCTCCTTCTCGAGATCCGATTCCTTGGCCACTTGCATATACTGACCCCAAAAGCGATATGTGGCTCCGTTCTTCACATTCTCCTCGATTGCTTGCCTCTGTATGTTCAGGAGCTTCATTGTCTCATCGAGGCCTGAATGTGAATCGCCGAAGAGCATATCTTTGTAATGGAATCGTGTCAGTATGCCGACCTCATCGAGCTTCACAGCTCCGACAGATCGGTCACTAAATTTCATCCTGATCCAATAATCGCCTTTGTATTTCTTGAGCTTCCACTCTTCAGGAATGTCTGCATAATATCCAATCGTTTGGAGATTGTTATCTAAGACCGGAAGAATGAAGCAAGTGTTCGACATATAGAGCATCGTTGCTGTCTTATAGAGGAATTGCGAATCCGTCATAAATGGACAGATGCCCTTCTTGAGCCTATTTATCAGCTCCGGATGTGCAGAGCCATGATATTCAATCTTCAGCTTGCTGATGTGTCTTGCTATAGTGTCGACAGATGCCCTGACGAGCTCTGATTCGTACAGCTTCCCATTCCAATCCCTGAAGACCGGATTGTATGCTGTAAATGTTGCGAAGTTGGAATCATAATAGTCTCTTGCGAGCTGATTCTTTCTCCGGTTGAAAAGGTTGTCAAAAATACCCATATCGATTTTACTCCTCGTTTTTGAGCCTTCCTTCGTATTCTATGTAGTGTTTACTCCGAACAGCCATCGCACACAAAAGCGATGCCATTCCGTCAATATGTAATCGAGGATTGATCTTGACCAATCTTCCTCTGCCTCTTTCGTTGCTGTATTTGATAGCACTATTCAGGAAGTGCATCTTCGTGAGCTGGTTGTCGCCAATGTTCACCTTGCCATCTTTGATAAGTCCTTCAAGCTCCAGCATCGTGCCATACAAGTTATCGCCCTGATAGACATCTTCACAGACATAGAGTGCTTGGAGGTTCTTGATGAGATATTGGCTCGAATATCGGTCATATCCCACAAACAGAGGATAGATCTCGTACTTCTGCATCAGATCCTGACACCATGCGAAGACATCCTCATAATCGATGAAGTTTTCTCCGGATGTCGACATTATGCCTTGAGCAATGTATTTGTCATAAGGCACTCCTTCTCTCTGTATGGCTTCCTCAATCTTTGCCTCCGGAAGCCAATAATGAGAGACGATGTTCAGGATTCCATCCTTCTCGACTACAACACAAGCCGATGTCATATCTGTTGTCTGTGAAAGGTCGATGCCGACCACTCCATACTTGTCTCGCAGATCCTCGAGCTCCATGTGGCTGCCTGATGCTTTCCGGACATCAGAAGATGAAAGCCAAGCCTGAGATTGATTCTGCTTGATGTTGGCATTCTTTATCATGAACTCGTTCTTTTCTTGGAACGAGCCTTCTGCGATCTTTATCTTCTTGAGCAAGTCATCGATTGTGATGCTCACATTGAGATTAGGATTGCTCTTCTGTAATTCGTTGATGTCATTCCACTTCTTGTCATCGTCTATGCAATAAAAGAACGGAAGAAGTGTGTCTTCTTCACTATCTCCTAAAAGCATCCTTGTTGACCGAGTGAAGAGATTGTCATAGACTCCCTCGTTCATCCGGTTGGCTGTTGAGATGCTTATGACAAGAGGCTCTCTTCTCTTCGTTGTGCCGGACATAAGAGTTGAATAGAGATCCAAGCCTCTCTGTCCTTCCCATGCTCCGAACTCGTCACAGATTGCAAGAGAAAGGTTCAATCCATCTGCACTCTTGCTGTTGCTCGACAGAGCTTCGGCAGATGTGTTTGTGGATGGACAATAGATGTCTGTCCTTCTCTTCTTGACTATGGAGGACAGCTCGTCTTCTTTCAGGATGGCCTGATTGAAAGCATTGAATCCCAGCTTCGCCTGATCGAGCTTCGTTGCTGTGAAATAGATCCTTTTCCCATAGTCAGCATCGGCATAGTAAACATAGAGAGCCATCATGCTTGCGAGGAGTGTCTTTCCGTTGCCTCGCCCCATAGAGATCACGATCTCCTTGAACTGACGATAGCCCTCTGCATCCACTATTCCGAATATGCATGAAAGCATCGCTTTCTGCCACAGCTCCAGCTTGATAAGGTTTGGAGCAAGCTCGCCCTCGTGATGATGACCGAATGTCTCGATGAATCGAATCGGTCTTTCGGCCTTCTTTGGATCATAGAAGAATCGCTTCTCCTTCAATCCGTTGATTATGTATTCATACACGAGATGCACCCATCGGCCGACAATGATGCTTCCGTCCTGAATCTTCTGATAATACTCGTAGATATAGTTTGGTTTGTCAGCTTTAGCCATTGAGGAATTGTGTCAGCTTGGAATCCTTCTTCTCCTTCGGCAGATATTGAGAGAGGAACTTCATTGAGGCCTGATAGAGCTTGTAAAAATGCTCATAGCTGTTCATCTCGGCACTCATCTTCGTTCCAAACTGATTCGCTCCGTTCTGATATTCGTCTGTTGTTCCGGATTCGACCATCTTTGACCGGAGATCTTCCATCATGACCTTCTGAAAAGCCACTTCCTCAAAGTGTTTCATTAGGAAGTCCATCTCATTCTCGGTCACTCCGGAGAAAAGCTCCTGAAGATTGGCAATCTCGTTTTTAATCCGTGTTTTTATGGTTGTTTTCATTTCAGTTTTGGTTAAATCGTTCGTTTTTGCACCCGGCTCGAGCCTTTTTTCCAGTTTTTCTTGAGA